TGAGGATGAGTTCAGCGCAACAAACAACTTTACTTTGTTCTATGCCAAGGCGGTGCAGTTTCAAGAGACGTTGCAAGAGTACAAAAGAACCACTGGCAAGGTGGACTTCATTGATATGATTGAACGGTACATTGAATTGGGTGAGTATCCAAACCTAGACTACTTGTTTGTGGACGAAGCACAAGACTTCACACCCTTACAATGGGAGATGGTTAAGGGTATGTCTGAGTGTGCAGGAAAGATAATTATTGCAGGAGACGATGACCAAGCTGTACATCGTTGGACTGGTGTTGATGTAAACCTGTTTATTCAAAGCTCTAATAATGTTGAGTACCTAACACAGTCGTACCGTATACCAAGACGTGTCCATGAACTGGCAGCTAGTATAGCCAACCGCATCGACGGGCGTATTGAAAAGAAGTTTGATCCCCGTGATGAACTGGGCACTGTTGAGTATGTATATTACATAGATCAGATCCCTTTGAATGAAGGGTCTTGGACAATCATGACAAGAACAAACAGATATGTCAGGGACGTTGCATCTTTCCTACGAAACTCTGGTTTCAAATATTCTATCAAGGGCAGACCTAGCATCTCAGAAAAACTGGTTGAGAACATGATGACATGGGATGATCTGTGCCAAGGTAAGAAGATCAATACAGAACGAATCAAAAGACTTTACGCTGCTGTACCAAAGCAAGGGGAGGATGCCGTTGTTAAACGAGGTGCCTCAAAACTGTTGGAGGTCTTGAGTGCCGAGGATGAAGTAGACATGGATACACTTCTGGATGAGTTTGGTTTGCTCCGAGATGCAAGTCACGCGGCATATGATATATTAAAAGTAAGTTACAAGGAACGAGATTACATCGAAGCAATCTATCGTAGAGGTGAGGATCTAACTTCTAAACCCCGTATCAAAGTCTCAACGTTTCATGCAATGAAGGGTGGAGAGGATGATAACTGTGTAGTGTTGGATAAGTCTACCGCTGCATGTGTGAACAGTGACCACCCAGATGATGAGCATCGAGCCTTTTATGTCGGCGTAACAAGAGCACGACACAATCTCTATATCGTTTTAACAGGAAACAAATACAGGTACATGTTATGAACAGAAAAGAACTACTAGAAGCAGCAGAGAAATTAGTTAACGGACCTCGTGCAAAAGACTACGGGGACGCTTTCGAAAACCATGACCGCATTGCAGAGGGATGGAACATAATCGTAAGTGGGGCGTTAAGATCCCACGGATATCTAACCGCAGCTCACGTCGCGTTGATGATGGACTGGGTTAAAACAAGCAGACTACTTGAGACTATAAACCACGAGGATTCGTGGATTGATAAGGCAGGATATACAGCATTAGGTGCAGAGTTCGTAACAAGAGACGAGCGAAGCATTGAGGAGATGATAAAAGATGCAAAAAAATCTATTCGGAAGTGATCAAAACTACCAGATCCGAGGTGAAATGGATCTAGTAGATGTGGACTGGAACATACCACCAGAGTTCCCAGACCTCACAGGTTACAAGGAGATAGCGGTTGATCTAGAAACCTATGATCCAAACATCAAAACACTAGGCCCTGGGTGGGCACGGAACGATGGATACATCATAGGCATAGCCGTAGCAGCAGGAGAATACCAAGGGTACTTTCCTATCCGGCATTCAAACGGGCACAATCTAGATCCCAAGTTCACGTTGCGATGGCTCAAGAAACAACTGTCTGTACCAGATATGAATGTGATTATGCACAACGCTACCTACGATGCAGGTTGGTTACGAGCCGAGGGCATTGAGATCGAGGGTAAGATAGTCGATACGATGATCACAGGGGCTCTTGTAGACGAGAACAGGTGGTCTTTTGGGTTAGACGCCATGGCAAGGGATTACATCTCTCAGCGGAAAGATGAGAAGCTCCTACAGGCAGCTGCGAAAGAGTGGGGCATAGATCCAAAGGCTGAGATGTGGAAGCTACCACCCAAGTATGTGGGTGCATATGCGGAACAAGACGCTGTTGCTACACTAAAACTATGGGATGCACTCAAACCAATACTACAAAAGGAAGAGTTGTGGGACATCTGGCACCTTGAGATAGGATTGATACCGTGCATGTTGGACATGCGGACACAAGGCGTGAAGGTTGACCTGGACAAAGCTGATGTAAATAAGAAACTAATCAAGAAAAAAAATGATTCATTTCGAAAGTTTCTCAAGAAAGAATCAGGACTAGACGTAGACATATGGGCGTCGGCATCGATTGCAAAGATGTTTGATAAGCTTGATATACCGTATCCAAGAACCGAGAAGGGTGCGCCAAGCTTTACGAAAGAGTTCCTTACGAATCATCCATCTGATGTATGTAAGACACTTGTCAAGCTCAGAGAATTTGACAAAGCCGACTCAACTTTTATTGACAGCATCCTCCGACATGAGCACAATGGACGTATCCATACAGAACTCCACTCTACGAGACGCGATGAGGGTGGCACTGTCACGGGTCGGTTCTCAAGCTCCAATCCGAATCTCCAGCAAATACCTGCCAGAGACAAGGATATAAAGAAACTGATCCGTGGCCTTTTTGTTCCTAACGATGGATGCAAGTGGGGATCTTTCGACTACTCAAGCCAAGAGCCACGGCTCCTTGTCCACTTTGCAGCTTCGGTTCGAGGGGTCAATCGGCATGACATGGTGGATCAGATCGTCGATGAATTTAATACAGGTGATGTAGATCTGCACCAGATGGTAGCAGACATAGCAGGCATTGATCGTAAGCAAGCCAAGACTGTGAACCTGGGGATTATGTATGGCATGGGTGTGGGTAAGTTAGCCAACCAGTTAGACATTTCAAAAGAAGATGCGAGGGAACTGATGGACAATCATCAAAGTAAAGTTCCGTTTGTTAAATCTCTTGCAGAACTTGCAATGCAGCAGGCATCTAAGTTTGGTCAGATACGAACTTTGCTTGGACGCAAGTGCCGCTTCCCACTGTGGGAGCCAAAGAAGTTTGGTGCAGGAAAACCTTTGCAACATGACGAGGCACAAAAAGAATACGGACCTTTGATTAAAAGAGCGTTTACTTACAAGGCGTTAAACAGATTGATTCAAGGTTCAGCAGCAGATCAAACTAAGAAAGCAATGCTCGATTGCTACAACGAGGGACTTACTCCTATGCTTACGGTACACGATGAGCTATGTTTTAACATAGAAAATCAAGAGCAAACCGACAAGATTAAAGAGATTATGGAGACGGGTATTGCACTCAAAGTCCCTTCTAAAATTGACGTAGATATTCAAAATGATTGGGGAGATATAACGTAATGATAGAAAAGAATTTTAAAAGTTTAGGGCTAAGACAAATGCATCCAATGCAAGTTGAATCTCTGATGGAGTTTATAGGCGTCACTCTTAACCTTGCAACTCTTACTAATGATCAAGAGGTCATTGATGATACAGAGGCATTGGCTGATGAGTTAGTAAAGATGTTTGGTGGTAACGGTATTAAACTTACTATTGAGGAGGAGGATTAGTTCCTCGCAACCGTTGAAATAGTTCTAAGTTTTTCAAAGCATCGAATGGATTGCTACCCAAGAACGGCAACATAGATTGAGGATTGGTTTGTGATACAGGGGGTTGCACATTTACATTAGCTTGAGGAGCTTGAACAGGAACCTGTACAGGAGGTAGTTGTGGAGAAGGTGTTATTTCTGAAGGTGCTGTTATCTGTGCTTGCGCTGTTTGGGATTCAACTTCTCGCTGCGCCTGCCGACTTTGAAGTCTTGCCTCTCGTTCCTCTTTTCCAATAACAGGTTCTAGTTTCATGTTCCGGCGATCATTTGACAGCCGATTAAAGGTTGACCATGGGATTTCATTTATTGACCGACGCTTGTCTTCAGATCTCATATCTTTTTTGGTGTCCTTGATTAGTTCTTTAGAAGCTAGACCGGGCCAGAACTCGCCTCGAAGGATGGCAGATATCTCTGCACCAACCATTCCGGCTAGTTTAAGTGCTCTTCTTATCTCTCGATCACTACCACCTATGGGACGAGAGGCTTGTACATTGAAGAAGAGCTTGCTCTGTTCACGGTAAAGGTTATCTAGGTAAGTGTTCCAAGCCCCGATCATTTCTGGCACTGTAGCGTCCGCACGTTTGATCTCACGGTTAGCAGAACTTTTAGCTGAAGATCGTAGAGGTAAGTACTCACCACCTTTAAACCGAAAATCTGTTCTTACATTTATAGGAATGGGTGTGAATCCTGTAATGGTACGAGCTAATTCTTCATTGGCTGTAAAGTCTTGACCTCTTGTTCCTACTTCTCCTGTGAGACCACGAAGCAATCTACCTTTTTGAAATTTCCCAGACCTTTCTTCAACAAACATTCGACCATATCCAGGGATGTATGTACCCATAATGTGGGTAATACTTTTGGACATCTTATCGCCAAAGCTATCTCCAGACCCGTATACTTTAGAACCCGTTTGTGTTTCTCCATCTCGACCAATCCATGCTTGTGGAAGAACATCCCGAACTCTCTCAAAGAAAAGAGATTCAGAAAGAAACGGATCGGCGTAGCCTTGAACCAAGCCCCAAGATGAAGTTAGGATCTGATCTGCTTCACTCTTACCTAGCTCACCTCTTTCGTTATAGACCTCAAGAGCTTTACGAACAGGATCTGTAACAAAGGCATGAGGGAATACATAACTCTGATCAAATAGTTCCATCTTTCCACGACCATCGTTACTAATCACACCTAACGCATGTCCTCCATAAAAGTCTGCGGCTAATGTTTTAGCGGCTTCAAGTTCCTGTTCCGTGGTTCCAGTTGCAAGCATTGAGGATTTGGTTATGGCAGCAGGCATAACGGTAGACATTGTCAGGTAAGACATCAAACGTTGTGACCCGATCCCACGAATCTGACGCTCTAATATCCGTGCATTGTCTGGGCCCAAGGCTTTGATCAATTGATCATCTGCTTTGAATGAAAGCTCTCGCACCCCACGGGACAAGGTATTAGCTGCGTTACGAATGTTTTCTGAGGCAAACGATGTAAAGTTACCGAAGACAGGGATTGCATCAAGGCGACGTATTGCTTTACCAACACGGCTATACACAGGCATCGTATCTTTTACTGTATCTCCCGCCATGGTAAGTAAGAAATTTGCAGGAGAGGCATCTAAAGACAGTGATCCATTTCGTTTTGCAACCCCTTGATCAACTAAAGATTTTTTAATAACTTCAAACACCCCTGGATCTTTGACATTGTTTATATCTATACCCGCTTTGGACAAGGCATTTGCTACTTTACCTTGCTCTGCAAACACCGCCATCAACTTAAAGTATGAGTCTGAATCTGAATACAAGTTCTCAAGTTGCTGCATAAAAGGGATGAGTTTGTACGAAGCATCGTCCGCAAAAGACTGTAGCTTTCCGGCAACTTTAAACTCTTTAGCCATGTCGCGAAAGTCTCTCAAGGCACTTGTCACAAGGCTAGTATCCATAACGCCTAACGCACCAAGTTCACGACTTAGTTTCTTTAAACCCACATCATCTAACGTATCAGCATTTGCAGCAATCAAACGAAACGTGTCAACAAAATCAGAGTTGCGACTAAGATTTCCATTCTGTGCGAGGGCGATACCGTTACCTGTAATGTTTCTGATTTGAGATATTAGATTAGGAACAATGGTCATACGTTGAGCTTGACCTTTAAGAAGCGCACCTACTGCCACTGCTTGTCCCAACTCATCCAGTCCTAGCCGAGCAGGAGTAGTCAAAGCTTGTTTAACTTCTGGTGTAACATACATGCCCGTAAGATCTGCATAGGGTCCAAGAAACATTGTGGGTTGATCCGATGATTCAAGTAG